TAATTTAGTAGGAGGCACAAAAGCAGTTGGTGGAGGCATAGGCGCGGCTGGCGGAGCCTCATTAGGTGCTACAATTGGTACATTTATTTTACCGGGTATAGGTACTGCTATCGGTGGATTAATTGGCGGGGGATTAGGTGCTATTCTTGGATCAGCGGCAGGTGAAATGGCCGGTGTCGCACTTTCGGCAGACGAACAAAAGGCTTTTGAGGCATCTGATGAAGAAGTCTTCCTAATGACTGACGATGAAAGGAAAGAGTGGCAGAAAAACTATGACCAGGCAATACAAGCCCAAGCAGATGCTAAAGACTCGGCAGAAAAACAACTGGCAGCCACAGAAGCAGGTTTGTCGAAAGCAGTAGAATCTGGGTTATATGATAAAGATTGGATCGGAGACAGTGAGTTAGACGTTAGTGTATTAAAAGAAATGAGAGATAACGGAACATTAACTTCAGCAATGCTAGAGGGAATTCTAGCAGATTCAGACCTGAGTGCAGAAGATACTGCATTAGTGCAAACAGAGTTGAAAAAACTTGTAGCCGCAGAAGATGACAAGAAAAGCAAAAGCGAAAAGAAAGACGAAGACAAAGAACAAAGTTTTGCTGAGATGTCAATGGCAGAACTATGGGCCCACTATGATGAAGTAGCAGTCAAAGAACAAGAATTGGCTGATCAAAATCTAGCCGCATTGGATGCCTCATCAAAAGTAGTTGAAGAAATGACAGGATCTGCATCGGGTACAGGTACAGGTACAGTCGGCCCAGACGGCGTTATTGTTACTGACCAAAACCTACATAAGCACATGGAATTAGTAGCGGCTCTTATTGAATCACCTGTAATTAAAGACAAAGCAACTGCTGAAACAAAGCCAATGAATGAGGCGACAAGAGAATTCAAAGACTGGGCCAATTCAGACGAAGGTAAAGCAGAGATTGCTCATAATGAAAAAATTCGTGCTGAGAGAATGGAGTTAATGAACACCTCGGCCGAGGATCAGTTGCTGGCAAAAGAAGGTCAATACCAAGAAGTCTTAGACACTGGTCAGTACAAAGGTAAAGATGCTAGTGAAAGTATGATGGGGCAGGCTAAGCAATACCTTTCAAGTATCGAAGAAACCAAAACTAAAAGAATGGCTATGGAGCAATACGGCCTTACAAATCTTCCTAAAGTTGATATTGAGCCGGAACTTGATGCTGAAGAGGGACAATCTGTAGAGGAGTTTAAACAAAAGCAATTAGCCCAAAACAAAACTGAGCCCGCAGAGATGTCTGAATATGAAAAACAGTCTCTAGCCATGCTAGGACAACAGTCGAAGCTGTTAGGAGATATCAAGTCTACATCAAGCGACTCTGCCGATTCTCAATTAAAAATTGCTACATACTCATCTGTTTAACTAAATACATAGTATAAGAGAGCCTATAATCATATGTCATATAAAAAGTCATTTTTAAATCGAAGCGGAGTATCTAGTCCTATATCTGGAGGCAATAGTAACTCTGGAAGTTGGAACGGTAAAGATAACGCATCGGATGGAGGTTATTCAAACACTGACTTCGGCTACAAAAATTATATGAGTAGACTCCCTGAAGTTTATACAGGGCATCCAAACAGAATAGAAAGATACAATCAGTATGAGATGATGGATGTTGATGCTGAGATTAATGCATGTTTAGATATCATTGCAGAATTTAGCACACAAAAGAACGATCACAACAAGACACCATTTAACTTTGAATTTAGAGAAGATCCTACTCCGCATGAGATGGACTTACTATCTAAGCAGTTACAACAATGGTGTAAGTTAAATGAATTTGATACTCGTATGTTTAAGATGTTCAGAAATGTCATCAAGTACGGAGATCAAATCTTTGTAAGAGATCCAGAGAACTTTAAACTCTACTGGGTTGACATGGTTAAAGTCATTAAAGTTATTGTTAACGAGAGTGAAGGTAAACTTCCTGAACAGTATGTTATTAAAGACTTAAACATTAACTTACAGAACTTAACAGTTGCACAGAAAACAAACACAGATTTTGCCGCTAATCCAACAACAGGATTAGGTGGTACTGGTGGCGGTGGTGGAGCAGGTGGAGGTGGATATACAGTCCCATCTATGCCTTACAACACATCAGGTAGTAGATTTACATTAGGACAAGCAGAATCAGCAATCGATTCTAATCATGTTGTTCATTTGTCACTAACAGAAGGCTTAGATCGTTTCTGGCCTTTCGGACAGTCAATCTTAGAGAATGTCTTTAAAGTATACAAGCAGAAAGAACTGTTAGAAGATGCTATTCTAATCTATCGTGTACAACGTGCACCAGAACGTAGAATGTTTAAGATTGATGTTGGTAACATGCCAAGTCACTTAGCAATGGCATTCGTAGACAGAATTAAAAACGAGATACATCAAAGACGTATTCCGAGTATACATGGTGGACAGTCTGTAGTTGATGCTACATACAATCCTCTATCAATGAACGAAGATTACTTCTTCCCAGTTACAGCAGAAGGTAGAGGGTCATCTATCGAAGTTCTACCAGGTGGACAGAACTTAGGTGAGATTGACGATCTTAAGTACTTTAATAACAGACTAGCAAGAGGACTACGTGTACCTAGTTCATACTTACCCACAGGCCCTGATGACAATACAACACCTCTGAACGACGGACGTGTTGGTACAGCAATGATACAAGAGTTTAGATTCAATCAGTACTGTGAAAGACTACAGAACTATGTTTGTCAGAAACTAGACGTAGAATTTAAACTATTTTTACGTTGGAGAGGATTTAATATTGACACACAAATGTTCGATATTACTTTCAATCCCCCACAAAACTTTGCCGCTTATCGTCAAAGCGAACTAGATACTGCAAGAGTAACTACATTTAGCGGAATGGAAGCATTCCCTTATATCTCTAAACGATTTGCGTTAGAAAGATTCTTAGGCTTAACTGAAGAAGAAATCAATAAAAATGAGCAGATGTGGGGAGAAGAGAATACTGAAGCACAAGATTCAGATCCAGAAGGTTCTGACCTTAGAAACATCGGAGTATCAACAGGAGACTTTGATGCTGATGTAGAAACTAACGATGAAATCGAAGACATGGACAACTTAGATGACTTCGGAGATATGGACGTTGCAGGTCCAGTAGGCGGACAAGCATCAACAGCCGCAGGCTCTGTCGAAGGTGCTGGTGAAGTCGGCCCTGTATCTTAATAAAAGATAAATAATAATATGAAACTAACTGAAATGTTTGACGCCGAAGTACCCGGGTTCCAAGATGTCGGAGATGACAATTCTAAACCAGTATGGAGAACTTCCAGAAAGACTAAACTTACATTAAGTCAAATCAGAAAATTACGTAAAATGATAGATGTAAGAAATTATGAAAAGGCAAAACATCTTACTAAAGTTAGACAACAGTATGGTGCAAAGCCAGAAGAAGGCGCAGGCCCAACTATCTAAAATCGGTAAAAATACTTCTTTTTACACAAAATTAATCAAAAACGTAAAAAAGTAGCACTTAAATAGCACTTTCTAATGATAGAGATAAATATCTCTACAAAGCCATAACTTATTATATCAGGAGAAAATGGAAATGGAAAATAAGAAATTTGAACAATTAATAGACCTCATTATTAATGAAGACGAAGAACAGGCGAAAGAACTGTTCCACGATATCGTAGTTGCGAAATCAAAAGAAATCTATGAATCAATCATGGAAGATGAAATCAAAGACGCAGATGACCTTGAAGAAGGCATGGGCGGTCAAGTTGGTGATCTTGCAGACGAGATTCAAGCAGAGCAATCAGGCATAGCCGAAGATGATGAAGATGAAATCGACATCGACTCTGAAGAAGTATTTGACATCGAAGGTGATGACGAAGTAGACGCAACATTAGGTATCGAAGCCAACTCATCAGAAGAAGTAGAAGATGCAGTTGTAAGAATTGAAGACAAACTTGACATGTTACTTGACGAGTTTGAAGCTATCATGGCTGACGAAGACGAATTAAAAGGCCGTGATGACGAAATGGATGCTGATATGCATGACATCGAAGATGAAATGGCAGACGGCGAAGAAGTAGACGTTGACGTAAATGTTGACGATGAAGAACTAGTTGCAGAAGCAATCACATTGCAAAAAATTACAGCAAAAATGGGGGACGATGGTTCACAAACTAGAAGCCCAGTAGATGCTAACTCGGGTCAAAAAGGAATGGATGCACATCCAGTAGACTTTGACAAAGGTAATGCAGGAGAACAAGGACGTCCAGCTCCTAAAGCTAAAGACGTTGATGGTTCTTCTAGCTTCCAGAATCAGCCGGGCAAGAACGCAAAAGCACAAAGTGCCGCTCCTAAGCCCGTGACAGCACAGGCTTCAGGTGTAAACACTAAGTCTGTAATAGATTAAGGAACTGATACAATGGCTTTGTATCTAAAAGAACACTTAACGTTCGACCGAGCAGAAATGATGGTCGAATCGGTGAAAGAAGGTGATTCCGAACTGAAGACTCTTTATATGAAGGGCATCTTCATTCAGGGAGGGGTAAAAAACGCAAACGAACGTGTTTACCCCGTCTCTGAGATTGGAAATGCTGTAGACACCCTCAACACACAAATACAAGAAGGTAATTCTGTATTAGGTGAAGTTGACCATCCCGATGACTTAAAAATCAACTTAGATCGTGTATCACACATGATCACTAAGATGTGGATGGACGGGCCAAATGGCTACGGCAAATTAAAGATTTTACCAACTCCGATGGGTCAGTTAGTTCAGACCATGTTAGAGTCAGGGGTAAAACTTGGAGTATCTAGTAGAGGTAGCGGAAACGTTAACGATATGGATGGCCAAGTAAGTGATTTTGAAATAATCACTGTAGATATTGTTGCACAACCAAGTGCTCCTAATGCTTATCCTAAAGCAATATACGAGGGCCTCATGAATATGAAGCACGGACATAAAGTTTTAGAAGTAGCAAGAGAAGCGAGAGGCAACAAGCAAGTAGAACGGTATTTGAAAGACGAGATTTCTCGTTTAATCAAAGACTTAAAGATAGACTTAAAATAGAGGGGAAAACAGCATGTTAGATGCTATCAAACCATTAATTGATTCAGGACTTATTAATGAAGACGTTGCAGGTGAACTAGAAAGCACTTGGAATACTAAGTTAAATGAGGCCAAAGATCAAGTTCGTGGTGAACTCAGAAATGAATTCGCACAAAGATACGAACATGACAGAAGTGTGATGGTTGAAGCCCTGGATAAGATGATTACAGATTCTCTAAGTGAGGAAATTAAAGAATTCCACGAAGAGAAAACTGCGATTAACGAAGATCGTGTAAAAGCGAAAATGAAACTTAAAGAAAGTGCAAAGAAATTTAATAACTTCATGGTAACTAAGTTAGCAGAAGAAATTAAAGAACTACGTGCAGACCGCAAGATTCAGTTGGAAAACCAAGATAAACTTCAGAAGTTTATTGTTCATGCATTGGCTAAAGAGATCAAAGAATTTGCTCAGGATAGACAAGCAGTGGTAGAACAACGTGTCAAGTTAGTAGCAGAAGGACGCTCAAAATTAACAGCATTGAAAGAGAAATTTATCTCTGAAAGTGCCGCAAGATTGAGTAAATCTGTCGCATCTCATCTCAAAGGTGAATTATCACAACTTAAAGAAGATATTCAAATTGCTAGGGAGAATAACTTCGGCCGTAAGATATTTGAAACATTCGCAGGTGAATTCAGCACAACTTATCTAAATGATAAGGCTGAAACACGTAAGATCGTTTCTGTATTAAATGGAAAAGAAAAAGAACTAGCAGAATCAAAAGTCAGACTTGCGAAAGCAGTTCAGATAATTGAATCTAAAAACCGTGAAGTAAACATTATCAAAGAATCAACTCAACGTGGAAAGACTTTAGACAATTTAGTGTCATCTTTAAACAAAGAGAAATCTTTAGTAATGCGATCTTTATTAGAAAGTGTTCAGACGCCAAAGCTGAAGAACGCATTTGATAAGTACTTACCAGCAGTATTGAATGAAGGAAGTGAAAAGAAATCTGAAAAGAAATCTCTAACTGAATCTGTTTCAACTGCACGAACTGGTAATAAATCTGCCAAGAAAGAACAAGTTAGGGAAGATGACAATGTTATCGATCTTAAGCGCCTGGCAGGGCTTTAATATAAACTAGACAAAGATTTAGGAGAAAATAATCATGTCACAAGTACTCTTAGAAAGCCGTTGGGACGAAACGAAAGACGCCCTACTTGAAGGCTTAAAAGGCACACGCCGCTCAACAATGGGTGTGGTCCTAGAAAACACTCGCAAAGGTCTCTTAAATGAGAATGCTACCGCTGGTAGTACCTCTGCAGGAAATATAGCAACACTTAACCGTGTAATCTTACCAGTAATCAGAAGGGTTATGCCTACTGTTATTGCTAACGAACTAGTCGGCGTTCAGCCAATGACTGGTCCTGTTGGACAGATTCACACATTACGTGTTCGTTATGCTCAGTCATTGACTGACAACTCAGCAGCCGCTACTTCGGTAACAGCTGGTGAAGAAGCATTATCACCGTTCAAAATTGCTCAGGCGTACTCACGTACTTCTTCGGCAGCAGGAACAGCCGCTTCATATACTGGTGCTGATACAGCAACTTTAGAAGGTAATGGTGGTAAACAAATCAGTGTGCAAATCTTAAGACAAGCTGTTGAAGCGAAGTCACGTAAGTTACAAGCACGTTGGACATTTGAAGCCGCTCAGGACGCACAGTCTCAGCACGGCATCGATGTCGAAGCAGAAATAATGGCTGCTTTAGCACAAGAAATCACTGCTGAAATCGATCAGGAGATTTTACTATCTCTTAGAACGTTAGCGGCAACTGAATTCACTTATAACCAGGCAGCTGTATCAGGTACTGCTACTTATGTTGGTGATGAACATGCGGCACTTGCTGTATTAATCAACAGAGTTGCAAACTTGATTGCTCAAAGAACACGTAGGGGCGCAGGTAACTGGGCTGTTGTGAGTTCTGCGGCCTTAACTGTATTACAATCTGCTACTACATCAGCATTTGCTCGTACAACTGAAGGAACTTTTGAAGCTCCTACTAACACTAAGTTTGTTGGTACGTTGAACGGCGCTATGCGTGTTTTTGTTGATTCATATGCTCCTGATACTCAAGCAGTATTAGTTGGATATAAAGGATCTTCTGAAACTGATGCGGCAGCCTTCTATTGCCCATATATTCCATTAATGAGCAGTGGAGTTGTACTCGATCCAGCTACATTCGAACCAGTCGTATCATTTATGACTCGTTACGGATATGTTGAACTAACTAACACTGCATCATCTTTCGGTAATGCGGCTGACTATTTAGGCGAGATTGCAGTTCAAAACTTAACATTCCAGTAAGCCGATTATTATATAATCAACTTATTGTTATAAGTTTAAGGAAGAGTCTATTAGGCTCTTCCTTTTTTTGTGGTTGCCCAAATTTGGCATTAAATACTTGACAACATATACCTTTGGGTGTATAATAGTGTTATAGTATGGAGTACATTTATGAGTAAAAGAATTTTTAGAATCGAAGCCGGCAGATATGGTGGCGAGTGTGTCATTGGAAAAGTAGACAAAGAATTTGTCGAGGCAATGCTTGAAGAAGACCAAGAAGAACTGATTGACGTAATAACAAGTGCAGAAGATGAAGACTTTAAGGGATTACTCCCTAAAGAAGATTACTATATGTGGGAATGTGATGACATAGAACATATCAATGCCGCATATGCTGACAGTGGATTCTTCATAACAGAAGTTTCTAACGAAGAAAGCAAATATGATTACTTTGAAACTGAAACTCCTTTAGAAGCAGTTATGTGTCTTTATGGTAGAGAAGCATACTCAATGGGCACATTACCTGATGATGAAGAAGATATCAAAGACGATGATAACTATGTTCCTACTTTAGCATTTCATAGTGGAGAGAAAGGTGGATTTGGTTGCTGGTTTGTAGAAACAGATGGCGAACCATTTGACAAATATAAATTCACATATGGTATTGTTGAAACTGATATGGGTGAGTTTATTGATACTGTATGGTATGATAAAAAAGAATTAGAAACAGACTATGATTACAACGATAGTACGGGCAAAGGTTATTATGCTGGTGTAGGTTATATGAACACTAAATGGCATGATCTCGGAGAGAAGTACACAGAAGGCGCTGAATACCTTAAGCAGTATTGGGAAGAGTTTGATGATGAAGTATTAGAAGCAAAGAAAGAAGCATCGACTACAGTAGCATTGAACATTTCAGCAGAAGAAATCGTAGGGGAAGTAGGTACGATTGAAAACCCAGGAGAAGTCGATCTCTCAATAGAACCTAGAACTGAACCACCTGTTGTTAGTCAAGCAGAAGCAGAATCATACAAAGATTTACAAGATCAACTAACAAATCTAAATGCTGACGGTAACTCAGGCATAGGAGAAGACGGCGAAGAACTAAATGGCTAGATGTCGCCCGGAAGACTGTAATTTAGACACAGACAACTTAACTATAATTTGGTACCACAATTATTCAGGTGGTAAATTTATGGCTAATTGTTTAAGTCTTTCCGATCATGGCTTGTTCGGTCATAAAGAAATGACAGAAGCACAACTCAAAGGAGAGTTCTCTCCAGATGACAAACTGAATTATCTTTTAGGACAACTATCTGAAATAGAGAAAGGAGTCTATTGGACTGATCTTAATATTACAGACAATAAATTTTTTGGTTTTGATAAAAAAGATTATATTGACCCTTGGAGAGGTATTACATATTTTGATTATGTTAAAGATGTATCCTATGGAGACCATAAATTTTTTATAGCATCACATTTTAATCCAGAGGTTATTGAGATTAAAAAGATTTGGAAGAATGCTAATATTATATTGTTTACTAATCCACATGACTATGTAGAAAAACGAGCAAAGAACGATCCGCAAATTAGAATCTTCTATGATCGACTAGAGTATTATGAAGAAAATTTAGCAGAGATGAGAACACTATCCAATGTTGTTTACGATTTTGATGTAAGAAAGTATGAATCTGAGACAGAAACTTTAGATGCCATTAAAGAAATGTATGATATACTAGGCATCAAAGGATATGATAGAGAAAAACTTGCTATATATTACAATCATTGGTATAATAAAATAGAAGAAATTAAATTGTAATTGTAGAATCAACAGACATCTCCATTTGTTTGTTTTCTTCTCTTATCTTCTTTTTCCTTATTCTACTGCAATTTGCACAGATAGTCAATATGTTTTCTTTTGATTTGTTTGCTGGATTCAAGTCTCTGTAAGCAATATCTAATTGAATCAAATCTTCAGGAACAAACCCACACTCAATACACATAGTATTCTTCTTTGGTATCTTCTTATTATATAATGCTTTAGCACAATCTACACAATATTTGTGCCATTTCTGAAACCCATGTTTACTTTTGCCGTTCGGTTTAACATAAGATATATTGCAACTAGTGCATTTTGGTCTGGGTGGCTGTCTTGTAAGCATACTTTTATTTATTAAAAAGTTCTGTAGGGTTCTTTTTTATGAGATAAATTTTATTATATCAGCATAAATACATCATATAACTAATGGAATCAACACATGGCCGCAGATAAATTTAATTCATTAACAGGGTATTCAGCTGGGTTACCACCAATAGACATAGTAGCCGCTAACGGAAATATAGTTACTAATCATAATTTTCCATCCGGCAATGTAACATCTAATACAGTAAGAGCAAATTTTTACTTTTATGCGAACGGTGAACCATTCTCAAGTAATGCGGCTGGAGCAAACACTCAAATACAATTCAATGGGGGAGTGTCCAACAATTTTGCGGCAAGTGCATCACTTACATTTGATGATGCTAATTTAATGTTATCAACACGAAACTTTACTGTAGGGGGAAATACTGCATTAGGTGATGTTACCAGTGTCGCTATAACAGGTGGAACAAACGGCTATGTCTTACAAACAGACGGAGCAGGAGCTTTATCTTGGACAGCACAATCAGGTGGCGGTGGCGGTGGCAATGGAACGCCAGGCGGAGCAAATACTCAAGTTCAGTTTAATAATGCAGGAGCCTTTGCTGGTGACGCAGGATTTATATATAATAATGCTACTGATCTACTAACTGTTACTCATATAGGTGGAGAAGGTGGTAACATATCCAATGTTACATATGCAAACATCACAGGTATAGGAAACATCTCTGTAGTCGATCTTACAGGTGCAACTGATACTGTTTTATATGGTAACGGAGTATTCGCAGATATATCAGCAGGAGCAAGTGCAAACTTTGCTAACTTTGCAGGTAACATTACACTAGCCGCTCAACCAAACATCACATCTGTTGGAACACTAACTACTCTACAAATAGGAGCTGGTGGATTATCAGTCACAGGAAACATCGGTGCAAGTAACATAGCAGTAACAGAAACTTCTACATTTACTGGCCCAGTAGTAATCAGTACTCTTGGTAATCTTACAATGGCAGGTAATGCAAACTTGCAGAACTCTCCTAACATTCAACTTCCAGTTGCAAACTTACATATTGACGGTGGATTAAACGGATATGTGTTAGCAACTAATGGCTCAGGCAATCTTTCATGGACTGTACAGTCAGGTGGAGGGGGTGGTGGAACACCCGGCGGTGCAAATACACAGATGCAGTTCAATGACTCTGGAGCATTCGGTGGAGATGCAAACGTAGTTTACAACAAAGCAACTAATGTTATGACAATGGCAGGCACTCTTGTTGCTAATACCATGACAGTAGGCTCTGGTGCATATTCATTTAGAACTACTAAAGTTAAGACTGGTGTAACAACAACTGTATCAGCAGTTGAAATCTGTGCAACAGAAGCATCCACTGTCTCAGCAATCGATTACACTATCGTAGCAACCGACCCTGCTAACGCATCTAGGCAGACAGTTAAGATCACATCAGCAGTATATGGAACAACAGTAAACTACACAGAGTATGCAACAATCTCTGTTGGTAGCTTATTAGCAGATTTTGCAATAACTTACGTGCCTGGAGACGCATTTAGAAATGCTCAGGTAGTATTATATGCAACACCAGCCACAACAAATAGCACGACATACAAAATTTTATTAGAAGAATATGGCACATAAAAATAAAAGGGTAAAAAAGAATATCTTAGCACTCTTTATTAAAACAAAACACTAAATACATCTATAGTTTACGGAGACCAAACCATGGCAATCAAAGCATTTAACTCGGTAGCGGGATTCTCAGTAGGAGAAACCCCGGCCAACATAATTTTATCGAACGGATTTATTACAACCAACGGCGCAACGTTTACAGCAAACATCGCGGCACTTGGTGTATTGACAGACAATTTATACTACGCAAACGGCGTACCCTGGGACTTACAAGAACCAGCCGGAGCGAATACTCAAATACAGTTTAACAATGACCAACAATTTGGTGCATCGTCAGGCTTAACATTTGATACAGATACTGCTAACTTAGATGTTACTGGAAATCTTAATCTTACAACAGGTAAGTATTACGGTGACGGTAGTCAGTTAACAGGTATCGACTCAACCGGTATTCAAAACGGAACATCTAATGTTCGTATACCAGCCGCAGATGGCAACATTGAATTAAATGTTGGTGGCGGACTTGAAGCAAACATTACTTCAACAGGAGTTAATGTTGCAGGTACAATGAACGTAGTAGGTATTATCACATCACCTAGTACATCTGGTGCTATTGATATAGCATTAGGAACTCCGACTCAAGGTTCACTAACATCTAACGCATTGACTTTAACAACAGCATCATCGGTCTCAAACTCAATTGCACAGTTAAACAATATTTTAGGTAAATTAGTTCCAAGTAGTCCTCCTGACTTCCCGGCTAGTCAGACTATCGCAATTCAAAGTACTTCATCGTACAGAATGGCAGATGGATTTACTCAGCCAGACAACACAGCAGGCGGAACAGCGGCAGTGTCAGCAGGTGATACAGTATCTAAAACACGTAGATCAGCATCATACAATGTTAATGCTATTACAAACGCAGGCCCAGGTGACTCAGGAACAATTTCTGTTCAACTGAATGGTACAGCCGCAGGTAGCAGAACTCTTACTACTTCATTAGATGGAGCAGGTACATACAGTAACTTAATCATAACAAACAACGTAGACTATAATGCAATTGATTCAAGTGTAGCATTAGGCTTCTGGTCAGTATTTACATCAGATGCATCAGGATCTGTAACAAGTGGTTGGAATGAAGTATTAATAGATGATACTGCAACTACTTCAAGTAATAAAGATACTTGGTACTATGATGACGCAAACCCAGGTACACCTCAGTTCTCATCTGTAACATTTACAGCAGACGCATCTCCAAGTTATACATATAGTTCAACTGTACCTCATTATAACAATACGAACTCGTTCCCAATTGGCTTTAGTGTCAATAGATTATCCGGTAACATGTATCCAACAAGTGATACATTTGTTTCAGGATCTTCAGGTGGAGCATTTGGTTCACCAAGTAGTGTAACATATTCAACTGCTGGAGTAACAACTCCGTTAGCGGCTCAGTTACATGTAGCATCAGGTAGTCAAGCAGTAACAACTACTGCTTCAGTTATCTCAGGATTCGGATCAAGTGCATCGGGACCATCAGTCTCAGTCTTTAACTCTTATTCAACTGGAGTACAGTCATTTACACCATCAGGCACAGTACTATATAAAACAGGTACTTCATCTTCTTCAAGCAGAATTGAAGAAGCAAATGTCTATATTGGTTCAACAATTGGTTCAGGTTCAGGATTAGCACAAAGAATTATTAATCCAGGATCAACTAATACACCTTCTTTCTCTGCGAGTGCAACAGTATTCAATAGTGAGTCTGGAACTTTAGAAGTCTATGACTCAACAGTTGTAGCAGATGTATTAAGCCATGATGAGACAGATTATTCTTCTGGTTACTTACCAGTAGGACCTGATCTATCAGCAGGCAGAAACGGAACACAATACTTTACATTCAAATTTACAAGAACATCAGTTTCTAAATTTGACGTTAAATTTTCAGGAACACTGGCAGGCGCATGGGTAGCAGTACCCGGCTCTACAATCGATGCCGCATCTAATCAAAATGGATGGGTTGAGTTGACAACAGCATATGCTGGTTCAGGTGTCCCTGGAGCAAATACAGGAGCTGGTGGTAACGGATCAGATGGTTGTGCATTAGGCGGTACTATAACTACAGGTAGTTCAGTATCAAACGAAGCAACAACAGCAACATTTGGAACTGTGAGTTCATCATCAACAGCAACAAACGAAATTTATGTTCGTATTGCATTGACATCGGGTCAATCAATAACAGCATTATCACTAGAATCAGCGAGTAACTAAAAATGAGTATACCTATTTCACAAAAAGTTGACCTACTTTACAAACAGGCATTTGGTGTCACTAAGACTGACACGGAGGCGAATAAAAGCCCAAGTAACGAGGCGATAGCAAGTCCACTACTTAATCGTGGTGATACTCTATGGACACAAGCAGATCAGATTCCAGGAGTCGCGGCAACCGTAACAGGTATTGTTACTGCTTATACCGGCACTGGAGCACAAGAATGTACAGCAGATAATACTACTGTACCAGTCGGCGGTGTCTACCCTACTTGGAAGACTAGTTTAACTTACTGGATCCCAGCAGAATTTGGTGCAACTTATTCTGTATCAGTCTTTGTAGACGATGCAGGAGTCGCAGATCCTACTTCAACAGGTACTCAAATATTTGGTGCTGGTTCAGGTGGAGCTGGAGAGTTCTTCTATAACTATCAATCAGGTGTTCTAAACTTTATTGGAGAAACTATTCCGACAGCCTTAACAAGTACTAAAGTTCTTTACATCGTAGGTTACAGATACGTTGGTAAAACAGGCGTTAATAACTTACCTGATTCACAAATTGGTAACTTAAGTATTGCTGATCAGACAGTTACAGGTCAAGACGTTGATGCTAACATCATCCTTACTCCAAACGGAACAGGACAAGTTGTAACTGGTGGTAACTTAACAGCATCATTCTTTTATGGTAATGGTTCTCAGTTAACAGGAATTGACGCAACTGGTATTCAAAACGGAACATCTAATGTTCGTATACCAGTCGCAGATGGCAACATTGAATTAAACGTAGACGGTGGACTAACAGCAAACGTTACTGACACTGGTCTAGTAATGACTAATGGTAATTTAGACCTTGGTAATATCATTGCAACAGGCACGACAGTAGGTACAGGAAATATAACAGGTGGCAATCTAAACACAGGTGGTGTAGTAGCCGCAACAGGTAATGTTGCAGGTGGAAACTTAACATCAGCAGGTGTTGTTGAAGTCACAGGTAACGTAATTGGTGGTAACTTAAGATCAGGCGGACTTGTTCTTGTAACTGGTAACGTAACTGGTGGAAACTTAACAACAGCAGGACTAGTTCTTGCAACTGGTAACGTAACTGGTGGTAACTTAACAACAGCAGGAGCCGCAGACGTAACAGGCAACATATCTGCAGGCAACATAGATGGCGGAAATTTAGTACAGGCTAACTTCTTTACAGGTACATTAATAGATGGTACCTCAAACATCACTATCACAAACAACGGCAATGTTACTCTTGTAGCAGAAGGCAATGCATCAATGGTTGTATCAGATACAGGCGCTAATATCGTCGGTACTGTTAACGCAAACGGCGTAGCAACATTAGGTTCAATTGTAACAGCACAAGTAACAGGCGCAGGTAGTGGTAACTTAACATTAACAGCGGGTTCAGCAGATGACTATGTTGAAATCAGACCTACAGGAACTGGACAAGTTCATGTTGGCGGTTTCAAAATTG